TTAGAAATTCATGTGTCCCTGCCCACTATTTAATGGGTGTGGCGGAGCATGATCGACAAGTCCAGGGGTAACAATGTAGCGCACGACGGTTTCATGGGTAACAAAAGTGGTGCCACAATTAATATTTTGGCACTGGCAGTAGCGTTCTTTAGTGTTATCAGACACCCGAAAACTACTACGAGTATGTGCAGCATGTCCGCATTTCGGACAATTCATCATATCCGTCTCTCCCCACCGATTCCTCGCAATCACATAATGATACACCACACATCCATTTTGTGAACAAAATCATTCCATTTCTAAATCATCAATTTTTACTTCAAGCTCCAGACTGGTAGTAAAACCATTATCCGGGCTGACCGTATGCGTCAACGTTGTAATGGTCCATTCGGCATCGTCGATAGGCTGCTTAAAGCCGCTCACCTTTACTGGCATTTCGGTGTAGAGATCTGCCCGCCCCTCTGCGAGCTGCAGGGAGAAAGACGCAACACCACGTTGCAGGCGCTCCCATTGCATTTTTGCCGCACGCTCAGCATTGCTGCGGTTTGCGTAAGTACGATTAAGAACCAGAACGTTTTCATCCGTTCCCACCAGATAATCACCCTGTTTTGCTTCCGGCTCTTTGGGCGCGGTGGTTTTCTTCCGGCGGCGCTTAACCTTAGTTGTTTCTTTTTTCTTGGGTTCGCGGGTATGCAGCCAACTGGCAATTACACCGGTATAAGCACCACGATCAGCCAAGGTAAAACGATGACCGTCACCGGCTTTACGTTCAATGGTGATAACCGGCAACAGCTTTCCGCTCGCCGTTCTTCCCTGCCCCTGCCTGATAAACAGCAGGTTTCCATCCTTAACGGAAGCAATCGCCCCATACTGGCGCGCCAGCTTCATCAGGAAACTGGCATCGCTTTCATTGGTCTGGTCCATGTGATCCAGTGCCTTGTCCGTCAGGTCTTTACCCAACGCCATTTTGAGGTTATGCCGTGCTGCGATTTCCTTTACCACATCGCCAACGGTTGTCTGGTGCCATGACTTTTCGCGCCGGGTGTTGAGGGTTTCACGGAAATCAGCGCTACGGGCACGGATAGTCAGACGATCAGGAGCACCGCTGTGCTCAATCTCATCCACCGTAAATGCCCCTTTTGGGAAAAGCGGCTGGCCCTTCCACCCCAGCGCCAGCTGAATAACGGCACCACGTCGCGGCAGAACGATCTGCCCGTCGGCGTCGTCCAGCTCCAGATCAAGCTGGTCAGCCTCAAAACCCCGGTTATCGGTCAGCGTCAGACTCATCAGGCGCGCATCCAGCGCGGTGGTCACGTCCTTACCTTCAATAGTGATACTGAAAGCCGGGCTTCTGCTGTTCAGGTCAAAAAGAGCAGAGCTAAAATTCACTGCAGCAACCCTCCAACCGTATTTTTAATATTACCTATCGCAGACGTTGCTGAGTCCTGCAGGTTACTGAGCTGATCGCTGAGACTGCCGAACATATCAGACAGCGACTCATCAACCCTTTTCAGGGTCAGCGTAAACTCAATACGGCGAGGCATTCCGCTTTCAAAAAACTCTGTTTTTGTCTGACTCAGGCTCTCGATCACAAACATGCCGTAAATGGTCCCGCTTCCCTCAATCAGAGGCCATGCTTTGCCCAGCTCTGCCATTTGCTCCAGCGCGAGCAATGACAGCCTGCCCCCGGTGACTTCCGGCAGCAGTACGCCAGATAACGTCAGCGAGTCATTATCCGGGCCAAGAAACTGCGTTGATGGTCGCCGGTTCACCCGACTGTTGGCGGCGTGTCGCCAGCTTCGCTGATACTGCAGCTCCTGATATGGCACTGTACGCAGCATGAAGACATATAACCCCAGTACCATCATCATGATTCATATCCCCCTTGATCACTGAAATTTCTGCGTGCTTTAGCCCTGGTCTTGCGCTCGCGTTCGTCAAGCTGTCGGGCAACTTCACGGGCAATATCCTGCGCACTTTGCCCTGGCTGAGCATAGATAGTGATCGGCGCGTGGGTTTCAAAGTGCATCACAGGCGGCACGCTGGCAGATTTCGCTGGCTGGCTTTGTTTATATGCCACAGTAGGCAGACTGTAAGGATGTAGTGGAGCAGCCTCTGCAGGCGCTGCCGCTACGCCCATGACGCCTGCAACGACGGAAGCCAGCGCAGCAGTGCGCCGTCTGCTGGTCACATTTGCGGGACCGTTCACTATTTCTGGGCCGTTCTCCCCAACGATGCCAAACTGACCACGCGGGATCGTGCCACCGTTGTCATACATGCCTGCAAACCCCATCGACGGAAATCCGCCAGGCGGCAACACCACCTTACCGTCACTGTTCACCGTAGCAGGCTGCTGTCGTGTAACCTGTTCAGGTAGTTTCGCTTTTGCCGCTTCCTTACTGACGATGCCGAGTTTTTCCAGCAACCACGACACGCCTGACTTGAGAGACTCAAGCGGGTGCATCACCATATTCAGACCTTCCGCCAGTGCCTCACCAAACCTGCGGCCCATTGCAGCTGCGCTGTTCAGTTCTTCGGAAGTGGATTTAACTGGCGTAAGCAAATCAGTAAACCACCCCCACAAAGCCTGCACCTTGTCGCCAATCCACTGAAAAACAGGCCGCAATGGCTCAAAGGCAGCACTGATCGGTGCAGCAGCGGCTTTAAAACCCTCCACCACACCACCTAAAAATGCGCTGATAGGCTGCCAGTATTTCCAGACAACCAATGCCACACCAGCCAGTGCAGCCACAACCAGCCCAATTGGGCTGAGCAACGCACCCAGCAGGCCGGAAATCCCATATAGCGCGACACGAAGTAATGCCAGTGGACCGGATACCAGAAAACGCAGCACGCCACCGGCAGCAGACAACCCGCCCCGCAGCGTTGCCAGCGGATTCATCACCATACCAATTACATTACGAATACCGGACATTCCGGCGCGTAGCATGGCAAGCGGCGCACCTGCTACCGCTTTCAGTGCATTGCCAGCCAGCCCGGCAGAACGGCGCAGGGAATTAAGGGGAGCGCTCAGCAGCCCGGCACTGCCGCCGGATGAGGCCATACCACGACGCAACAGGGAAAGTGGAACGCCTGCCAGCCATGACAACGCACTGCCAGTTCGGGTAACTGCGGCAGTAACAGAAGGAAAAGTTTTTATACCCAAGACAGACAGGCCAAACCGGATCACCGCTATCGGCCCCAGCACTGCAGCCACCGACACTGCAAGCGTACCGAGCGCAACGGTGATCGCGGCAGTCGCTGCAGCAACTTTCATCAACGTGCCTGCCAGCTGCGGGTTGGCCTCTATCCAGCCACGTAATGCACCAGTGACTCTTTTAACGGAATCCATAATATCCATCAGTGGCTGGCGCAGCGTTTCGCCCAGACTACTGAAAGCGTTCTGCGCCCCTGTTTTGACCAGCAACCACTGTGCAGATAAAGAGTCTTTGTTGATATCAGATTCTTTCTGCATGGAGCCGTTCGCTTCATCGCCTGATGTGAGTTTCAGCTGGCGCTGCAACTCCGGCAGGTTGTTAGCCAGCTTTGCCGCATCGTCACCAAATTCTTTGCCGAAAACCATCGTCATGGCAGACAGACGTTTATCCTTTGGTAGTTTGTTGACCTTCTCCAGAACGCGCTGGATAGTGCCCATTGCGTCGGTTGTCATCTGCTTCTCAATCTCAGCAGGATTGAGTTTAAGCAAGTCCATACCCTCAAAAAAACGCTTACTCTGCATAGTCGCAATTGACAGTTCGCGCACCATAGCATTCGAGGCGCTGGCGGCAATTTCCGGCGCAGCGCCAAGAGACAGGAATGTGGAACCAAGGGCCGCCGCTTTGCGATAGTCCAGGCGGTCAGCCACGCCCCCCATGCGCTGCAGCACGTCGATAATATCCGCGCCCTTCGACATAGCGTTATCGTCCAGGTAGTTCAGCGCATCGCCCAGCTGTTCAATATTGCGGGTCGGTACTTTATACAGCTGCGCAATTTTACCCAGCCCTTCCGCCAGCTCGTCAGCGGGTAGCTCAAAGGCCGTTGCGGCTTTTGCCGCCGTGGATGCAAAGGCCAACAGGTCACGCTTCTGCTCTTCGTAAGGATCGTCCTGTTTAGTCACGCCCATGCGCGCACCACCTTCAACCAGTGCGGCATAGTCTATAGCGCCGTTCTCCATCGGCAGCTGTTCGCTGGCGGCCTTGATGGCATCCTGCATGTCATAAAACTGTTTCGTTCGGTTGCCATTATCGTCCCGCAGCCCGTTTACCTGCTTTGCCACGCCTTTCATGGCATCTTCCATGCTGGCGTAGCTCTTAACTGCCGCCACAACAGGCGCGCCCATTGCCACCCCTGCAGCCGTGGTGGTAGCCCCTGCCCCGGCGATGCGATCCCGCACTTCCAGACGGCGGGAATACTGATCGCGGACGGCGTTCATTCGCGCCTGCTGTTCGCCCAGGCGTTTGAGGGATTTCTGCTGCCGGTCTAGCGCCTGCCGGGTTTCGTCGGCATTCTGCCGCAATTCCCGCTGCGCACTACTGAGCTTTTTCGTGTCCAGTCCGGCTTCATTGAGCGCAAGACGCTGGCGCTGAACCGACTGACGCAAACCGTTATATTTGCTCTGCAACTCCGTAACGCGGTTTTTTGCCTGCTCAAGCAGTCGCGCCTGCGCAGCCGTCGGGCGGTTGGTGGCAGAGAATTGCGTGGCAAGTTTCGCCGCTTCTTCGCGTGCGGCTTTAAGGCTGTTACCGGTGACTGCTAACTGCGCGCTGGCCTTGCGGAAACCGTCAATGCGGCCCGCCTGAGCATCTAACTCTTTTAAACGGACGCGGCTTAGCTGAATGGCTGCAGCCAGCTCTTTTGAGCTGGCCTGAGCGGATCGGAATGGGCGGGTGAGCTTGTCAACCGCATTAAGAATCACCTGCAGGCGCAGGTTATTGTCACTCATCGCTGGCCCCGCTTCTCTGAATCGCTTTATGCCGCCACTCCAGCACATCAGTCAGCGGCATAACGTCAGTGGTGGACGGCGACCAGTGAAAGATGGTAGCAATATCTGCCACCAGATCATCAACCGTCAGGCTGTCGGTAAACCGGCAAGCACCGACTTCTTCAACAAAAAAGTCACCACCTCAACGGACAGCGCGGTGAGATCGGCAGGGTCCAGCTCTGCCATTTCCTGTGCGGTCAGCGTCGGGGTGGAGATACGCGGGATCACAGTCATCATCGCGCCCACGTCCATATCCATAATGGCCTGCAGACGGGTGCCACGCAGTGCGCCTGACTGCGGCTTGCGCAGCACAATCTCGGTAATTTCAGCTTTACCGCGCATGATGGGGGTATCCAGTTTTACGGTCTTTTCAGTCAGTTTGTCGCTCATGTTCGTTTCCTGTTAATGAAATACTGGCGCGGCTGCCCGCGCCGTTAAGGTTAATCAGAGGCCGAGGGCGTTGCGGTGTTCTTCCATCAGGTCCACGCCGTCAACGATTTCAACCATGTTGACCAGATCGACCTCATAGAGCACCTCACCGTTAATGGTCAGCTTCGCGTAGCTGTTGGTACTGCTGACTTTGGTGGTGCTGCTCTCGCCGGTTTTCCACTCGCCGGAATCCACTTCTTTATGACGCCCGCGCACAACCAGCTCAACGGCCTGCACTTCGCCGGTATCGTCACGCTGAATGGAGCCGGTGAAACGCAACTGGATGCCGTCAACGGTGGCCTTGCCCATCTGCTTGAATAACAGCAGTTCGGTGCCGCCGATTGAAAATTCCGTGTCCAGTGCGCCGTCATCCAGCCCCATGTCCACGTCCACCGCGCCCGGCATACCACCACCGCGATACTTCTCAAACTTGCGGGTGAATTTCGGCAGGGTCAGAGACTCAACGATCCCCTGCCAGTTGTTCCCGTCGTTGAACAGGTTCAGGTGTTTTAACTTACGTGGTAAAGCCATGGTGTCCCCTTACGCGCTGACCTGGCTGGAGAAATCCAGCAGATACTGATCGGTGATGCGCTGGCGCAGCATCAGGTTTTCAAGCGGCGGCACCGGCGTGTAGTCGTAGTCGATAGTGAGTTTCCCGGCTTTCAGGGAGTCTTTATCGTTCACCGACTCATCCAGCCAGCAGTCTGCGCCGATGATGTAGCCCTGCGTTTTCAGGCTGCGCAGCTTGGCGCGGATACCTTCGATAATGTCACGGGCCAGCGACGGGTTAAGCACGCCATCCACCGCCCACATGTGCGCTTCTGCGATGGTGTCAGCCAGCACCTGCGCCGTGCGGGTGTAGTTCTCAAAGGCAAACAGCGGATCGTCACTGAGGCAGCGGGAACCCCAGAAGCGGAAGCCGTCTTTGCGGATAAGCGTCGTAACGTCGCTCTGGTTGAGCAGTCCCGCATCGGTTGCCGGGTCCTGCAGATCCCAGAACACATCAGCGGAAATGCCGGTAACGCCGTTCACACCCACGTTGGACAGTGTTTTGTGCCAGCCGGTCTGCTCGTCAATTTTGGCGCGCAGACCGAGTGCGCGGGCGGAGGCGTAAGCCGTCGCATCTGCATTCAGCACGGTGTCAAAGTTGATGAAGTCAGGCCAGATCAGCATCCCCTCGCGCTGGCTGAAATTCGCGCGGTAGGCAATCGCTTCTGCCACCGTCTTACAGCCATAGGCGGACAGGTAGGCAAACCCGCGCAGACTCTGCGCCACGCTCAGCAGCTCAGTGGCAACCGCCTGCGTGTCATGTCCCGGCACGCCGAGAATACGCGGCTTGACGCCCAGCTGCGACTGCGCCGATAACAACGCTTTCATGCCCGTTTTTTTACCGTCAGCAGTCACGCCGCCGATAATGTTCGAAGTAGTTTCCGCTTCTGTTTCGCCCTGGGGGACGCGGACAACGACCGTTACCGGCTTTGACTGATCGCCGATAGCGTCCAGTGCGCGGGCCAGCGTTCCGCTTTCGCCCGCCTTGCCGCTGGCCGTCAGTACGTCCGTTAACAGAACGGGCTTATTCAGCGGGAACGTGGCGGCGTCAGCATCGTCAGCTGTACAGACCATTCCGACGATAGCGGTGCTGACGGTGCTGATCGTGCGCGTGCCTTCGTTAATCTCCTGCACGCGGACGCCGTGGTGATATGAATCCTGAGCCATAAAGTTTCTCCAGAGAATGGGTCAGGACCATGTTGCAGCCTGGCGGGCGTCAGGTCAGTCGGCGTGGGTTGTATGGTGTTTAGCACAACAGGAGGAAAAGAGGCGAGGGGATAGCGTATCGAGTAAGGTCACTTCTGACCGTGCTGCAGTTGACGGCCAGCACGGTCATAATTAACCGTGCGTGCCGGTATCAGGGCAGTAAAAACCCCGCCTCGCGGGGTTGGTTTTATTCCGGTTTATCTGGCCACACGATATCCGGCGCGGTTGCCGTATCGATGGCGGTCAGTGCATCAAGATAATCCAGCCACAGATTAAACCGCGCCGTTTCTGCGTCAGACAAACGACCCAGCGCCAGCTTAGACGGCCATTGCTGCCCGTTGATAAACATGTTGGCAGCACTGATCCGCTGCTGCCGCTCCGTCTCAGCGGTCTCCACGATTTGCTCCTGGCTGGGCGGTGGAATTTTTTTCCATGTTGGCAATCCCTTTTTACTGGCAGAACGAACCAGCCCATCGACCGTCCTGTCCTGTGTGAACTCGTCAAATTGCTCGTTTGTCACATCCAGCAGGTCGGCAAGATCCCATCCGGCACTTTCAAATGCACCCAGCTCGGCGGTGCGGAAAAACGCATTATTTTTGGCGCTGTATTGATAATCAGCCATATCAGTTCCCCCACGCAATGTAATAAACCTCTTCGCCAAATGGCTGCGACTCAGTTCCCATCAGGCCACTCCAGCACCGGCCATCAAAACCGAAACCGGCACGGGTCAGGTACGTCACATAGGGAGAAAACATCCATGTATTGCCTGATACCAGTACACAGAAACTGATGCCGGTGCATTCTTTTGGGAACGGGGTCGAAAAGAATTTATCGCCTGCCAGCGAAATCTTGCCGGTTCTCACCTGGCCTGTCGCTGCATTGCCCAGCCCCAGGTTATTTCTGGCTGTTGGGGCATCGTTCGCGCCTGTACCACCTGCAACTACTGATAATGGGATGAATCTGCCCTGGCTAGTGTTGTAATAACCCCATGAGTTGTCTGTTCGTGCAGTAAGATATTTGTCTTTGAATGCATCACCGAATATCACAGTTTCATTGGGACGCTGCTCTATACGGTCAAGAGAAAGGTTGATTCTTGCACCCGCTGCATCAATTGCACCCGTGCCGCC